GCATTTTCTTTCTTTATTAGCACATTTAAAAAATTAGATTCCTGATCTACTGTCGCTGTTATCCATTGTCTTTTTTTAGTCAAGGTTACATCAGGCGCTAATTCTATATCTGTTTTAAAAGGCGCCTCTTCTTCATCTTCATATAAGTCAACAAAAACTGATCCAGATTCTTTATTTATTAAGAATTCTATATGTGAAACAAAACAATTTCTTCCTTGATCTCTATATGGATTGAATGGAGTAAGCTTAGCTTCAAAATCTATTACCTTTGTAACAAGACCACCGCTTGTATAGGCTGTTGCATCTGTAGAATTAAAATTAACTGTTATTGCCGCTCCTGTTGCTGCTGTAACCGTTAATATTTGCTCGTTTATCTCTGTCATCCCAACGACATCTCTAACGTAAACCCTATCACCAATCTTAAAGGCTCCTTCAACTGCTATCACTGCACTGGCTGCTTGGTTAATAGCTGTTGCTAAAAACGCATAATCATCATAATCTACATTAAGTTGATAAACGAATCCTTCATCATCTCCAGCTAATGTCTTTTGAGTGTCTTCTCCTAATCCTATCCTATTCCAAATTTCATCTGTTGTATCCCATCTCTCCCATGAATCTTTAATAGTTTCGTCTATCACATTCCAAACATCATCACTTCCAGCATTGGTTTCTCCAAATACACTAAAGCGTTGGTCATAAACAGACCATGTGCTTTCTTCATAGTTGTATATCAATACTTTATCTTGTGTAACATCGGCTAATTGAGATTCTTTTTCTCTATATGCAAACATGAATTGACTTACACCTCTAGCGAAGCCACCATATGTTAATTCAATCTGTTTAGGATCAAATTGATCTCTTGTAAAATATGGAATCTTATTATCAAATCTTACTGATCTGCGCCCATCTGTAGTTACCAATCCGTTTTCTCCCAATGACTTGGCTTCGTAATTCCATGATACAGATGAAAATGTAGCGTCCGTTCCTATAACCGATGGTATTTTTCTTATAAAATAAGGATTAAAAGCATCTCTAGTCTTTTCTAATGACCAATCCGAACCTTGGAACTTCATGATTATCATATCTCCAAGAATGATAGTTCCTTTCATTAGTTCGTATGTGTCAGCTGATAGTATTCCAGCTCCTGATACATTGAACTTATCTCCATTACCAGTACTATCTCTTATGCCTGAATATAAACATCCTTGTTGATATGGCACTCCTGCTATTACTGGAACAAAAAAATTAAGCCTTTCTCCAAACCAATGTACTTTTGTGGCTTTTGTTACGGCTCCTTCTGGAGGAGCGGCATAATCAGGGTTATCAACTGCATTTGTAAAACGTTTAACATCTGTTCCATCATAAAAATAAACATCACTCATCCCTTTTCCAGTAAATACAAATCGTTTTAAACCACCTTTAGTTAAATATGTCGTTCCAGATACATATTCATCATCGCTTACAATGCCAAAATTGCCTATTGCAACGGCGCTATTCATCGGTATTTGATCAAACAGTTGCGTTGCTGTGTCATAACTATATAAGTATTTTTTAGTTATAACAAGCAACTCTCTTGTTCCACTGCCTGCTGGGTCTACATTCTCAAAAATACCCATGACTCTAGTGCCATCTGGTAAATCTACAAACTTTTGATTTCCAAGTTGATTACCAAATTGAATAAATCCCATTCTAGATTTTAGCTCTTGACGATATATATAACCGTTTTTAATGACTTCAAAAGCATCTGCTGGATCTAAAAAATTAACCCCAGAATTCTCTACACCAGTCTTAAATCCAGTTATTTCATATATGTCCATCTAGCCTCCAAAGCATACTACCCATGTTTGTAATGGGTCAACAACGCTCCCAGCCTGTGAATTAGTTACTATCTTACAAGTGGCTGTTGATTTAACTGTATTTACTGCCAAGGCGCCTTGCAACGACAACTGTATTCCCTTACCTGTATCAGCATTGTTTCTAATAGCATTTCCTAATACTAAATATTTATTAGTTGGAAGCGCAGTCGTATATGTAACTGTATATTTTCCTGTGCTTGTTCTCGTTACACTAGTAACATTATATGAGTATATAATCGTTTGTGCTGCTCCTGCTGCATAATTGAAGACTACGCAGGCTTTTATACCTAGAAGCTGCATGATGCTTGTATTGTTCCTTAAAAACATCTCTGTTTCAACGTTATCAAAAGCATATAAAAAACTATCCATTCCAGCATCAAGGGTTGGTGCTACAGCTTTTTTTACCATTTGAACTTGTTTATGATGTCCATCTTCATCTGCTCCAATATTCCAATAATGATCTACGGCCTCAGTAGTTTCAATATACGTAGTATTAGCTTGAAGAATAGTTTCATTAGCCTTTACAGATTTAGTGCCATCAGGGGCAGTCGTATTCCATGCACACATAATTTACCTCTTACCTTTATTCCTTGGTTTCTTAAAAACTTGGTTTACAACGATTTAATTTTGCTTGGTTATATGTCCTTGTTAATAACAACTTTCTCTCATGAGCAAAATCTGCTTTTAACTGATTCTTAATATCACTATCAAACCTATAGTCTCTAGCATAATTTAATGCAGATCCATAAGCTATATATCGCATCCAATAATCAAATGGCAAAGCGGGATTGCCATCATCGCCAAAACCCGCATATTCTTTATAGCCATATATTGTTACATCGTAACTAGTATCTGGAATTGTTCTAAATATCATCTCAGTACCATAATAAAGCATCTCTGTAGGATATCCAGCGATTAATATATCTGTATTATTAAGCCCCCAATAACCATAAAATTCACAAGGGTCTTGATATATCTCCAACCTATTCCAAGAAATCGACTCATCCGCTGGATCTGTTAATGTTATAAATCCTTCTACTGATATGTTAGTAAAATTACTGTCAGCTCCTACATCATTAAATGTATAAACACCAGTCGTATTTGTTTCATCAATTGTAAAAGTTAACGAACCATATTGTTCAAATAACTTAACATCATCCGACATCGTCATATTGACAAAATCATTTATATATTGTCTTAATGTTGTATCATTAGAATCTGGATCATTCTCATTACGTCTGCCTATTGCTAAACGCATGACTCTCAAACAATCTGAAACAAACTGTGCCATAATTAATCCTTATATATTGTTCTTAATGCAAACCTTGGATCCATCGATGCTTTTCTTGTCTCCCTTGAACCATCTGGATTATCAAACCACTTCCAGTCAGGTCTGCCTTTTCCAGCTAAATAAGCTACAACACATCTAGGCAATTCATATGTCTTACCTGGAACTAACTGATCCTTCGGTTTAGTTCTATCAAAATGAATAATATCATTAGATAAATATACCGGAAGCGGATTAGACGGTTGATCTTTTCTGTTAAATACTATTGTCTCTTTTGGATGTAACTCAATAGGACAAGGTTTTGCAGGGTATCTACATATCTTTAATTTATGATTTAACTTTCTTGCCTCTCTATTATACCTAACATAATCAGATAAACTGTTTAAAGGCATGTTTTCTATCGTAATTTGTTCTGGTGCCTTTGCAGGAGTTTCTTTAATTATCTGGTCTATATTATTGGGGGCTGTTTTATCCACTAACTCTACATTTTTAGCGGGCTGTTCTAAATATTTCTTAGCCATCTTCTTTCCTTTTGTTTTAATAATAATGGGGGCGGAAGCGCTAGCTTTCTTCCTACTGTGTAACGTTTTAGATTACACAGATTCCCCACAAAGTTTTATACTTAAAATACTTAAGCTAAATCACCTAAGTCTACAATTCTATTTCCATATCGAATTGCTTCGATAAATATTACATCATCATCTGTTCCCATTACGGCTGTACCTGCTGTAAGCTTATAAGTAATAGGATCGTATTTGAATGCACTGCTGAAATCTTGTGTTCTGGAAATTCCCATTACACTTCCACCAATTACATATGCTGTATAAGCTGTAGAATTGATGTCTTCACCAGTAATTACATCTTGTAGTGAGAATGTATCTGCTGTAAGAACTGTGATACTATAATGTTTATTATTGATTTCGTTCATTCCACGAGCTGTTGGCATTTCAGAGCCTAAATCTGTAATACGTACTTGCATTCCAGTTGTTAGACCATGAGCTACTGCTGTTACAACGCAAGGATCTGCTGCTGAAACACCAGTGATAGCAGTTCTATATTCAGAAACTCCACCAGTTGTGTTTGCTACAGTAAATCCATTTGTTCCTTCAATAATAAAGTTGAAAGATGCGCCTGCTGATGAATCAATAACTTGTTGTTGATAAGCATCTGTATCAGTTGTTAGACCACGAATCCATACGGAAATAGGTAGTCCACCAGCTGTTGCTGTCCAGTCTGTTAGGTTATAAAAAGTAACCTTATCTGGTTCGAATCCAAAAGTAAAAGTTTCAGCAGTACCAGCTGAAATACATTTAAAGGATTCTGTCATTGTTTGACCTTCGAATAAGTCTGACATAATTTTTAACTCCTTATGTTACGCTTTTGTTGAAAGCAATGTTACGATATGTGAATCATCAAGAATTGCTGCATTGAAATAAGCAGTGAATCCCATTGATTGGAATCTATTTAAATAATCATTAAATCCGAGTGGTTTTAAGATCATCTCTGTAGATACTTCATCAAGTCCAACATAACCATATGCATTAGCACCAATAAAAGTGTTGCTATATACAGGAGCTGCATCATCAGTTACATGTACTAAAGTTGATGTAACCCATCTAGCTTCATCAGTAGAACCAAATTCAGCTTGTAGAATTGATTCTTGACTTCCATACTGTGAAGTAGGAATGAAAGCATCTAAAGCTCTAATATCAGGTTTTACTTTCACATGAGAAGTAACCCAATAGGCCGCTTCTACAGGGCCTGTACCAAAACGATTGGTACCTTCTATGGTTGGTGTCATCTTTTCTGTATCGTTCTCATCTAAGTATGCAAGCGCACGATTTACATCAATTTGGGTTAATTCCGTAATCGCATTTCCATTCACTCCGTTAAGACAAGAAATCTGGGCGACCCCTGATTCGAAAACATCACGTGTAACCTTATCCAGCATTGTATGCATGGTTTGAGAAAGATTATCAGCTGTTTCATTCGCTGTATCATCTTCAACTACTAACAATACTTTTCTGGAAAGTAAAACTACTTTTCCAAATTCTTGTACTGTTACATTCATATCAAATTTTTGTATTTGTTCTGGTGCTGGATCAGCGTCTTCAGCTAATACAACAGGATCAGAATTCAAGTTCTCTTGTCTTCTAAATGCCATTGTATCTGTGTTTTTTTGCGGTAAGGTAAATGCTCTTCCAAAAAGATTATGAACATTCCTAGGTTTTGATCTTTGCAATAAAGCTCTATGCGCCCATCTATCGGCCATTGAGCCATATTGTGTGGTTGTTGTTACACCCATATAATTTCTCCTTATAGAAGACCTTACCTACGACTGCGTTTAGATTGCCTCCAAGCATTGAATTCAGCATCTGTCATAGCAGAAAATTCTACCGTTTGATTAATAGCCGCTGCTTTTGAAACTCCCGAAGGAGAATTAGGCGTTACTTTTTTAGTAACTTGCGGATTATTCAAAATCGCTTTCTGCTTAGGACTTAATTTATCCATTAATTCCCATGCCTCTTCATATCTATTTGGCGCTTGTTCTATCGCTGGCGCTAAGTTTGGCCTCTGTTTTAAAAAGTTAGCTAATTTTTCATTTATAACTTCAGCCTTCTCTGGATTCTGACGTATCCAAGTCTTTTCCTCGGCGTCTCGCATCCCCTGTACTTGTAACTGTTTAAACTTAGCTTCTTGCTGTTTTAAATCAGCTTTAGTTACAATCTCATATTGACTATCGTCTTCTTCCTTATTTTCAGGCTGTTGCATCTGTTTTAATTGATGCTCTCTAAACATTCTTAGTTCTTGATCTCTTTCATGAACTCTTTGTTCTGCTTCTTGTCTTCTCTTACGCTCTTTTATATGAGTACTAAGAGGGACATTTTGTTCTTGTGGAACTTCTTCTTTTACCTCAGCATTATCTAATGCTTGAGTCTCATCAACAGGTGCCTCTGGTAATTGCTCTTGAACTACTTCTGGCACTTGCTCTTGAACAGTTTCGGTATCTGTCATATTATCTCCCGATTTAGCGTAAGATAGCCTCTTACGATGGCATTACGCCTTTTGCTTGTAGGTAGGCGACACCTTCTTTATTGAACTCTACTTTAAGTTTCTCTCCTTTCTTCTTAGGAGGAACCATCCATAGAAGTTCTTTTATCCCTTTTTTAGGACATATCCAAAATACCATCTGATTACTGGTAAATTGAGGTAATTTTAAACTTGCTTTTATCTGCTTAACAACAAACTTACTAGGATCTAACTTGTCGAAACTTGCTTGTAATACAAGAAAGTAAGTTTCTTTAATTTTGATAGCATTAATAGCTTTCTCAACAATTTCATTTAATGATTTTTTTAACGCGTGTTTCTCCGCGACAAATCGTTCAGGAAGTATTAACCCAGAACCTGGATCTTGTATAAGTTTTGTTGCCATACTTAATTACTTACCGCTTTTACCACGTAGAGATTCTTTCTCTGCATGAGCTTTTTGCATAAGTCTATTAGCCTTAACAGCATCTGGATTAGAACTTGGACCACATTGTGAACTAGTTCTACTTGGTTGAGAGAGTGGATTATCCTTTGTAGAATAAAGCCCTCTCACTTTTGTCATACTTGTCTTTTCCATATATCCTCCTAAGAATTATGGTTGTTCATTTACTTCCTCTTGCTGAGGTTGATTTTGTTGTTGTGTAGCTTCGTTTGATTCAGATTCTATCGTCATATCTTGCTCTTGTCTTTGAGCTTGCTCTTGCTCATGTATTTGATTAACCAATTCTAATGCTTGGGCAAGTCTGTCTTCATGAAGTTTTGAAAGTTCTACAATTGCTTTTGCTTTATCAAGTTCAGCCATTGCAAGGTTTTGTACAGCTTCGCTAGTTCTTTCTATTCTTAAGCCTTCGTTTGCATCCGCTCTAGTTTTACGCTCTACCGCTAATGCGTTCTTCTCATTAGTAGTAGCTTCAACAAGTGCATTTTTTTTTGCTTGAACTTCTTGAGCTTGTTGCTGTTGTTGCTGTTCATTTTCTTGGATAGCTTTTTGAAGATCCGACATGCCTGCCATCTGAAGAGATTTAACTATCTCAGATTGTGGCACATCTACAATACCTTCTCGTTTTAGGTTAACAAGTTCATAGTAATAAGCATCTTTCTGAGATTGAGACCTAACACCTTCTTTAACCACAGCATCATATTGTTCAAACTCTTTTTCATAGAATTGCTCTGTTGGCTCTTCTCCTAGAATTCGTTTTACTTTACCAGGGGGATAATGATTTTGAATTGCTTTAAGAACTAATCCACCTATAATTTTTTGTGATACTTCTACATTGTCAAATATTTTACGATTAGATCTTAAACCTTGAGCTATACGTACTTGTGCTAGCCTTCCTGATATCTGCGTGTTTCCTTTGTCATCAACCCCTAAAACCGATTCATTTATATTTGCCAACGTAAGTGTTAATTGATCTAAGACGCTTTGATATTCAATTAAAGTAGGGTTAGCACTAGCACCTCGTAACTCTTGGACAGAATTTAAACCCTCAGGTGCGTTCTCTGGATCAACACCTATTATCTTATTTTGGCCTGATTGTTGGAGATCTTGTACGTCTGGTACTGAGCCAATAAGGTATTTGTAGCCAGTGGATATCGTGCTATCCATCATATCTACAATCTTCATATGACGTTTAGTAAACTGCCTTTGTGTAGAGTATAAAGTACTAGCTATCCCTTGAATCCTTTGAGATGGTTCCCATATGCTAGGTTCCATATAACAAAGTATAGGAGCAAATGGATAAGTTTGATTTATTCCAGTCTTGTCTTCACCTGTGTATACTGGTTGACCGTTTAACATTATGTTTAGTTCAATAAAATCTCTATCTACTGTTTGGATATCTACTATAGGTGGTAAGTCTCGTTTGTCTATTCCTAGTAAATCAGCTTCTTCATGAAGTTTTCTAACTCTATAAATACCATTTTTTAACTTGTCCTTAGCTTCTTTATCTAAATCTGTTATATCTCTAAAATATGAGCTTTCTTGATCTACTAGAAATTTGCGCTTCTTTGATATTCTTCTATAATATTGATCATATGCTAAAAGATTTCTGTTTCTGCTAAGCACAGTAAAGTTTGGATGATACGAGAGAAACTTATTGTCTCTAAACGAGGATTGAATCTCAGCTATTTGCTTTGGATCTACAAAAGGAAGTAATTGACCTATTACATTCCTATCTAGTAAGTCTCTTGTAATAGCAAAAGCACAATCTTTAAGATCTATACGCTCAAAGGTTGGGTCTAAATAAAAAGAATTGTATGTGCGTTTAAAAAATGAGATCTCACCATTAATAAAATCTCTTGAATAATCCATTCTTAAACCACAAAGAGATATTCCAGATTTAAAACCTTCATCGCAAGCATCTAGAAAAGTGGAGTAGCCCTCTCCTTTATCCCATGTGTAATAACTTAGTT